AAAGGACTTTCTTCAGGTGCTAATTCAGCAATCCTATCAGAAAAGTTATATAGTCTTCTTCTATCTGGAGCACTACTATAAGGTGGATTATCAGCAGATAAAGTACCAGCAATCAAGTCTGTTTGTTTGATTTGTCCGCTTATTGCCATTTTATTCTCCTAGTTATTTACGTTTTATTCCTCTACTAATACTACCAGCATTTGCTGCATTTAGGATTTGGTCCCACATTCCATCTTGTTCAGACTTGGTAGGAACACTTCCACCTTGCAAAACTCCTGCTGTACGGGCTTGATTACTTGTGTCTGGCTTTTGAATAACAGGTTCTTTGTATTCACCTTTATTCATTTTAAAAAGTTTGACTAAGTTATCAAGAGGAACATTGTCTTTTGGCTGTTGAGCAAAACGCATAAATTCCTGCACTTCGTCTTTATTCATACCAAAATCACTTTCAAGTTTATTCATTGTGTTTGAAATAAACTGTTTCTGTTCTTGCCCTCTCATAGCATTGTTTACAGCATTATTTATTCTAGCTTCTTCTTGTTTCACACGCATTTCGTATGATGGAGAGCCAGGTTTGTTGTACGCATCCCACGGATTGAACTCGTCATCTTGTAACTGTGCTGTCTCAGTTTTCTTATCTTCACCAGTATTACCGACAATACTATCTCTTAAAGTCTCTACAAGGTCAGGTCTCTGCTCTAGTAAGTTCACTAGCGGTTTGTATTGGTCCATATGCTTTTTTTCTGCTTCAGCTTTGTCATACATAGACTGAAACTTCTTTGCTTCTTTTTGCCAATCCATTGCTTCTTGTCCTTCTAAAGTACCTTCTTGTTGAGACCCAGCTTGAACCGTATCCATAGATTCTACAGCTTGAGTATCGGTTTGTGATGTTTCATTACTCATATTTACTCCTTCGATGTCTAGTCCTCTGCTTGAGCAGAACCACGCTTGACTTCAGCCTCTACGACTTTTAGTTCTCCACGCAATTTCTCGAGTTCTAGCAACACCTTATCGTTTAGTTTGTTTTTACTTATACGCCTATCGGCAGTGGCGTTAGCTTCTATATCACGTAAACGAGTCTTAAATTTCTCAACTTCAGTTCGTTTTCTATCTGATATAGATTCTCTTGTAGCCGTTTGCAGGTCTCCCTGTAAATCTTTAATTGTTTCTGACATACCAGCCATTTGTTGTTCCATAGCTGCTCTTTGATTCATACGATTTAAAATACCTTCTTTATCAAAGATGTCTGGGTTTTTCTTTAATACTTCTACTTGGTCTACTAATCCCATTTGGAATGCTTCCATATACACAGCTAACTCTGCGTATTTACTTGTTGGCAATGTAGAACCTGACTCAATACCAACATCGTGCTGTTCTAAATTGTGTTTATCTTTCTTCAAGTCAAACACAACTCTTGTTTTGTCAGAATATATTTGTGCTAATTGTTCTGTTATATCATTGTTAGGTTGTACCAAACGCATAAGCTTTGGTACGTCATAATGTGTTTTTGCATAGTTGTACATTACTTTTCCAAGTCTTTTAATACTAAACTCTACATCTCTAAGTTTAGATTTAGGTCTTTCACTACCTAACGCTATAATTCTTTCTGTACCTCTTGCAGTTTGTGGTTGGTCTCCAACTCCTTGCATTATCTCAGGAATACCAAAAATAAAGTTTATATAGAACTCACATTGCTGTATCAATCTATAAAACTCTCCAGTCAAAGGTTGTGGTGCTGGATAGTGTGGCTCACCTTGTGATGAGTCTACTTCAATAACTGCGTTTGGATTTGCCCAATCTTTTTCTAATTGTGAAATATTTTCTACACTTCCAATAGGAACCATAAGTTTTAAACCTGCTGATGCCTGTGCGTGAGATAGTGCTAATGACCATAACTTATTTAACAAACGTTGCATTGGTCTTGCTCTGGAGACATCAGAACGAGGATAAGGGGTTTGAGTCCAAACGTTTGCAATAGGCACTATTGGGTATACATCTGTGTTTAATATAGTTTCATACAACACTACCTCACCAATACTTGCAACAACTTTAATTCTATTTTGATATACTTGGATAATATCTACCTTACCCATCTCAACCAATTCTTTGTTTTGTTCTAAAAATATTCTAAAGTCTGCCTCATCAACAATAAACTCTTTACCATTTTCATTATCCATCAAACGATAAAAAGGAACTTTAACTTTTGTAAACCTTTCCAATATTTGAAAACGTTTATAGTTTTGTTCTGTATATCCTCTTACTGTATCAGGTGTATATGTATTCAAAGAGTTTTTATTTATATTGTCAGGATAGTCTTGCTCATTAGAGTATGTAGATATTCTGTCAATCAATGGGTCAATCTCTTCTCCTGTTTCTGGGTCTACACTTGCACCTAATTCAGGATATAAATTCAATACTTGTGTTTCTGTAAGTATCGTAGACAAGATTATGTTATCTGCATCTGTAAAAAATCTATCTCTGGATGAAGCTGGGACATACACTCTGAACGGGTCAAGGTATGAAAACTTTACATCCCCCTTACCAAAGTCAGAGTCATAGTCAATGTAAGCATATAAAAATCCAAGCCCTACTACGCAGTAATCGTGTATCGCTTGTTTTACCTGTGCGTCTCCTTCAGAGTTCTGCCAGGCAAATCCCATTACCTCTCTCCAAAGATAGGCTAATGATGTGTCTGAATCCTCCCTTGGCTGCACTGTAAATGCAGGAGGTCTTGATGTCAGCATACTTTTTAATCTTTCAACAGCTGGAGATATTCTGTCCATAGGAACATCTGCCTGGTTTCTCGCTGATAATTCGTGAGATTCTGTTTCTGTGAAATGATTACCTAAGTAAAAATCTAAATCTTGTCTAGCATCTGTCTCCCAAGCCTTTCTATCATTCTTATATCTGTCGAATAGTTCTCGGTTGGTTAGTGCTCTTTTGTCATATTCCATATTATTCCTTAGAAAAAGATGTATTTTATTGAGTCAAATTTACGAATTTTGGTAAAGTTTCAGCAAGAACTATCAGTCAATACTACCTGTTATCCAGTTATAAACCTTGTTTTTCTTAATATTAACTTGTTTTTCTAGCCTGTCTTTAAAATTTTTAGCATCTATGGCAGTGCTACTAGGAGCCTTAGCAAAATAATCTGCATAGTATAATGCATCCATAAGGTCATCGTTCTTTGGTTTTGGATGTTCAAACAACTCATCTACTATCTCAGTCATATGTTTTTTGATATATAGCTTCTTAGAATTTACTATGGGACCAAGTGTTGTTTCTAATCTATCTTCTTTCCTAATACCATATGGAGGCTTTACCCCTTTGAATATACCAGGCATCAATCTTTTATCAGCCACAGATATTCTACTTGTCATATCTCTTACCATTTCTTGTGCAGCAACAGTTTCAATACTCACTCTTCTTACAGGGCTATACTTTCTTGCCATCTTAACTATTTCTTCTGCCATATCAAAGGCTGGTATTTTTTCTCTAAAGTAATCTAAGATGTATCTATTTTTGTTTGCATCAATACCCATTACCAAAATAACTTGATAGTCTGATGTCTTTGTTGCGGTAGCTGCGAGGTCTACTCCAATATATACATTGATTGGTATGGCTTCATCATTATCAACTAAATAACAAAACCTATCACGAACTTCAAACTTATGATTGTAATATTGTATTCTATCTACTTTGAATGCAGCAGATGCAGAGTCTCTTGCATCATTCATATACTCTTGAGCAAACTTGTTTACCAGTCCTGCTTCAATAAATTCTTTTCGTTTGTTTTCTAATTTAGATAATGGAAACTGGTCTTCCCATAAGGGCTTTCCATCTTCAATAGCTCTATGAAATGTCAAGTCCCAAGGATAATCTCTGTTGTTGTCTTTTGCCTCTTTATATCCATCTACGATGTTTTGCAAGAAAGCGTCATAGTGCACAATGGTACCAGTCAGCCATATCCAACCTTCATTACCTGGAGTTTCTTCTAACGATGGAAACACAGTAGATACAATCCACTTCTTTAACTCTGCTCTTCTATCTGGTGTCTTGGTATTTAACTCTGATTCAAAGTCATCAAGAATAATACCAGTATATCTTACACCTACCTCTGCTCTACCACGAAGTCTCTGTGCAGAACCTTTGGCTATGATTCTATCACCTTTGGGTGTAACAATATCTTTTTCAGTCCATCTCTTACCAACTGAACCACCATCCATATTGCCAAAGTAATATCTTATGATTTCATTTTCTTCAAAGTGGTGTCGTATATATTTCAAATGGTCTACAGACTGACCTTGTTCTTCTGATACCCAAGCCACAAAGTTTTGTTTGTCTTCCTCAGCAAATAGAAACTTATGCATAATAGCAGCTTTAGATAAAATACTTTTACCCATACCACGAGGTATCACGTTACAAATACGTGCTCCTGGTTTATGTTGGATTAGTTTTTTGGCAAGGTCGTGGTGGAATTGTGGACTTTCAGATTTGTGTAAGAAGTCTTGTGGTAAGAATACACGACCAAAAAATATTAAGTCTTTGTATGCTTTGGCTAATATCTCATCTCTATCAGACATCTCTGACGCAGATGGGATAATATTAATCTTCTTGTTCTCCACTTTCAATTTGTTTCACTCCACTAAGTTGTAAGATTTCTTCTTTACTAAACCCAGTAAAGGCTTGACCAAGTAATAACTGCTCTGACTTCTTTTCTTTTGGATACATACTTTGTATCTTCATAAAGTTTTCCAAAGCTCTTAGCTTCACTGCATCAGAGGTGTCAGGGTTTTCTACAATATCCTTTGCCTGTTCTAATGTCCAGCGTTTGTCAATACCAATATCAGTCAGTAATTCTTCTATTTCTTTTTCCACTTCTTCTTTTATCCTAGTTTGTTTTAACAGCATTGATGATTTTACAGATGCTGTGTTTTTATTATTCGTTTCAAAACATTCTAAGTATGCTTGAACGGGTGCTTCGCCGTGTGCTATCATCTTCACAAAACGAATCTCTCTCCAAGACAAAGGCTTTTCTTCTATGTTAGTCCTTTTCTTGAATGAGTTATAATCTTTTTTGGGTGCTCCCTCCATCGTTCCTGAACGAAAACAAGGTCCAAGCAATGTGATATAATAATCATCTATTGCTTTAAGGGTAGTGTTTTTCATCTTCTTCTTACGAAGAATCTGTGTAACCTTGCCATCATCGGTTAGCACCCAATCATTAGGTTCTCCATCTCGCCAATCCTGAATCAGTTCTGCATCAGGGAATATCTCTCTAAACTCTTTCTCGTTATCAAACACATAACGAGGGACTCCTTTGATAATACGTTTATGCATTAGCCTTCAACAACATTACCCCATACCACGCATCTGCCATTGACAATCTCAATGACTTCTACTTGGAAGTTCCCACCTGGGAAAAAGGTAATGATACTGAATGCGTGATTCCAATTATGCAAACGACCTCGCAACCACTTGTTGCTTTCTCTTGACATATCTTTCAGACATCCAATTCCCCAAGCTCCAATAGTTCCTGCATCTAATTTGGTTAAGGTATGTCGTTGAACATCGTGGGTATGCCCGTACATAATATTGGCTCCATACGTTTCAAGATGTTTTTTAGCGTGGTAAGTAGTTGCGTAGGTACCGTGTATAAAATTTATCTTACCTAGTTTTAAAGGTAGATTGTATTCATAATACTTATACCCTCTTTCTTTTAGCTTACAAGCTTTTGGAAAGGTATACTCTTGCATATATGGGTAACGTTCTACAAAGTTATCCATCCAGAGTTCGTGGTTTCCTTGAAGCATATACTTCTCATTGACCTTGTGCTTTTTTAATTCGTAATCAATTATATCTAAACCAGCATTGACATCTCTAATGTCTTGGTCTAAGAATGGGATTTGATATTCTAAGTCTGGTAACTTCTTTCCTTTATACTTCCAAGGACTGAAGTGATGCCACTCACCCACATCACCTATATTGACATAGATGTCTGGTTTGACAATCTTGATTGCTTGTAATGCACAAGATAATGCTTTCATATCGTGCAACGGAAAGTGCACATCAGGAAAGACGATTGCTCTTTTAAGCTTTGATTTTTTTGCCATCTTCACTTATTGAACTCCCCCATATATCATCCTGACCTACAAGTTCAGGTGTTTCCATCATCTCTACTACTTCAAATAGTTCTATGATGCGTTCTAATACATAGGGTTCTTCTGCAAATATCTCAGCACCACGTAATCGTTCGACTAAAAACTTAATACGTTCTATGCTTTCATTGAGTTCCATTTATTTTTTATCTTTCTTTTTTTTAGGTTTGTCTTCTTCTGCAAGACCTTTTAAAGCTGCGTAAGCACCTTTGACTTGTTCCATTGCTTGTTGTATTGTATTTATCTCAGCAACTAACTCGTCTCTTTTACTTAGCAACTCATCAAACTGTTGTTGATACTGTTGTATTTGTGTTTTTACTTTATCTTTCATAATACTAATGTCTCCTTATGTTTGTTAAAACTTACAATCTTTCGTCAAGTGTTTACAATAAATATCTACGTAAAGTCTCAAAAACAGAGAAAAAATAAAAAAAGTAAAAAAAGTAT